TTTCAAAAGCTTCATCTGTAAAATTGCCATCAAACTTATCTGCTGACACATAATCAAGAAGTGCCTTTACCTCGTCTGCCTGAGAAGAGCCACTTGTAAATGACATGACTAGGTTCGTCTTCTCAGCAGTAATATTTTTTATTTCTTTATCCAGAACATTTCGTTCCTTGTTAAAAAGAGCTGGTTCAAGAAACCCTTTAGTCATAAGACCAATCAGTGTATTGCGTTCTTCGGTTAATTGCTCCATGCGTTTATCTATGGCATCAATTCTTGTAAGATCGCATTCTTCATCAATCTTGTTTATAGAATCATAAAGTGGCTTCAGTATTAGCTTTTTGCTAAATGCGAGCTTATTCATCATGGTTGAGAATGTTGCTTTTATCTCTCCATCACGCAAAAATAACATGAAGCAGCTGTCCTTGTCTTCAATGTGTCCTTTGCAGCTCCAAGCAATATAACTTCTGCCAACAGAGTAGTTTGTTCTTCTCTTGAATTTACTGCCGCACTCTCCACATAGGATTCTGCCACTTAGCACATACCTGTTTTGATAAGCTTTCTTGTTAGCAGTTTTGCTCATAGATTTTGCTCTTTGAGTTATCAGCTTTTGAGCCTTGGAAAATACTTCTCTGCTGATGATCGGTTCATGATGATCCTTGCAGTAAAACTGATCTTTCTCTCCATTGTTTATGTGTCGATTGAAGTTGCTATCCGTGTAGGTCTTTTGGAAAAGCACATCACCTTTGTATTTTTCGTTGCGGAGCATATCAATCACCGTACCCGAACTCCAATGATTGCCCCTTCTTGCAGGGATTTTGTCTCTATTTAGGCCTTTTGCGATAACACTTCCACCTTTCCCTGAAAGGCACTCTGCAAAAATACGTTTGATTATTTCAGCTTCTTCAGGAACAATAACCATCTCACCATTTATGTTTGCATAGCCATATGGCGGAGTGCCAATAATGTAACTGCCATTTTGAAATTTTTTACTGATTGACCATGTTGTGTTCTGTGAAATAGACGCGGACTCTTCAGCAGCAAAACCAGATAAAATAGAAAGCATTAATTCACTTTCCATATCACCTGTATTGAGATTTTCTTTCTCAAAATAAATATAAACACCGATATCCAATAGATGCCTTACCAGTTCTAGGCAATCCGTGGTATTTCGTGCAAAACGGCTGATGGATTTGGTGATAATAAAATTGATCCGATCACTTTCACAATCACGAATCATGCGAAGAAGTTCATGTCGTTTTTCCTTCTTGGTGCCTGATATCCCTTCGTCATAATAAAGCCCGGCAAACTCCCATTCTGGATTGGATTTGATGTAGTTTTCATAGTGTTCCCGCTGTGCTTTAAGGCTTACCATCTGTTCATCACTATCAGTTGAGACCCTGGCATATGCGGCCACTCGAAGCTTGTTTTTCGACAACTGTGATTTTGTCAGTTCATCGATTTTCGTTATTTTTTTCATTGTCTCACCTCGCTTTCTTTCATTACATATATCACTCTAAAAGCCACTAATAGCAAGTGATTTAAGACATAATCTCAGCTAGCTTTGGTAAGAATTTCTGGCGGTTTAACGCTGATATTTTTTGTCGTTCATCCTCTGTAATTTTGCCTTCTTTCTGAAGCATCCTGATAATACTTTCTGCTATATAAAAGTCATACTCTCTTTGCAACTGTTCCTCTGTCATCGGTTCTGTCTCACCCTTGATCGGGCTGCCATCTTTCACTTCAATAATCTTCATAAAAAAACACCTCCTACCTGGTAGCCACGGCAAGAGGTGAAATCTGATGTTTTAACTAATCTTTCTTATAAAATTCGCATTCATAACCATCGGCATCAAGGAGAAGTCCCTTTGCCCAGGGAGGGACTCTACTCATCTGCTGGCACACCTTATCAAGTGACATGCTAGTATCCGCCTCAATAATAACTTCATCATGTACATGAGCCACAATGCGGTAAGTGCTCAGTGTCTTTATGGCATGCATCAATAAATCACGAGAGATTGCTTGGACGATGTTTTCCACAAATTTGGGTCCATAGCTTTCAAGTCGATCCCATTTCTTTGTAGCACCGACACCTTCGTAAGTGACCGATTCTCCACCGAAGATATTCTCACCCATTTGAGGTTTAACATAGGCAAGCTGCCTACCAGAAGGAAGAACAATAAAGAGCATTCCACTCCTGTAATGAAACTTGATATTTTGTATTTCTTGAGACTGCTTATCTTTGATACACTTCTTAGCTGCTCTATCCACATCCCACCAGAATTTTACGATGTACGGATTGGCCTGCCTCCAGGCATTAACCAGGGGTTTTAATTCTTCCTCCTCAAGGCCCATCTCCAGCGCACCCATAGCCTTTAAAGCTCCCACTGATCCACCATAACCTAGGGCGAGTTCTGCGATCTTGCCTTTCTGCCTTAAATGCCCATTCACACCGTGCTTCTCTACAGGGACACCAAACATCTGTGATGCGGATGCACAGTAAATATCACCGCCGCTTGCAAATACTTCACTTCTCCACTTTTCACCTGCAAGCCATGACAGCACACGAGCCTCAACGGCAGAAAAGTCGGCAACAATAAACTTACAGCCTTTCTTTGGCACAAAAGCGGTTCTAATAAGCTGTGAAAGTGTATCTGGTATGTCTTCATAGAGCATTCCAAGGGTTTCATGATCACCGCTCTTTACTATGCCTCGTGCCTCTTTTAAATCCGGCATATGGTTTTGCGGCAGGTTCTGCAGCTGGACTATTTTTGAGCTGAAGCGTCCAGTCCGATTGGCACCCAGAAAAGTAAACATACCACGAATCCTGCCATCACTGCAGACTGCATTTTCCATTGCAGAATATTTCTTAACAGATGACTTTGCTAGTTGCTGACGGAGTTTGAGCACCTCAGCCAGATGCTCTGGTGCGTCCTTTAATAACTCTACTACTGCTTTTTTACCAAGCGTATCTGTTTCCACACCATTTTCAGAGAGCCAGCCTTTTATCTGTTGTACTGAGTTTGGATTATCAAGTTCTGTTACTTTCTGCATCTGATCCATCAGCTTGGTGCGTGACATCTCATCCATAGTAATGGCCTGTTTTACAAAGTCCATGTCTACCTTAATGCCGCGATCGTTAATTCTCTCACTCAAATGGTATTCATCCCAGATGAAATCTGGCACAGGAAATTTAACCAATTTCTGCTCAATCTCCATCTCAGCTTCGACATCTCGCTTGTTATAGTCCTTAAAACTCTGCCATTTCTCCTCATCGTCACCTGGCAGATTACGAGTTCTTCCACCGTTTGTTTTCGTAAGCATACACGGTACACAAAAATATCTAATAAGATCTTTACCTTCTGTCAGCTTCTGCTTTTCAAGACCAAGGACTGCACCCACACCTACCAAGGATAACGGAAGCCCCATATAGGCAGACCATACCATTGAGCATTTCCATGCGGATGGATTTAGATATTCTCCACAAGGGTGTCCAAGATATCTAGATAGACAGACACGCTCAAACTGAGCATTAAAAGCCCACTTGGTTACTTTTTCATCGATCAAGGCATCTAGTATGATCTGTGGTATCTTTTCACCGCGGGCTAGATCGATTATTTTAACCTCACTTCCATCTGTGGAATAGGCAAACAACAGAATCTCAAAATCATCAGCTTGAACATAACGATACACACCACACTTTGCTAAATTGACGCTACTATAAGTTTCAATATCACAATGTAAAATTTTTATTTCAACCATGCATATCTATCTCCATTCTTTATTTTGCTTATAGCCTGATGACCCACACCATACATCTCTCCAAGCCGAGTGCAAGTAAACCCGCAGAATAATCCGAATCGTATTCCTTCAACATCATCCGTGGTAAGTTTCTTCCATGCCTTGCCTTGGCGATAAACATCATAAACATTTTCAGTCTGCGTATCATATCGAAGGTTCATTAGGCGATTATCTTTTGGATCCCCGTTTGCATGAAGCACATACATACCATCTCTTTCACCTACAAAAGCAGCCATAACCAAATGATGAACTGCAAAGCTTTGTCTTGGATCATTTAGGACAACCATTTGATAATTACCTCGATTTCCGGGTCGAAGTATTCTTTCCTTTAATAAATAATCAAACTCGCCATTCTGATTGCTACTATGAATTACACGTTCAAGACTCTTAATTCTGCCCTCACTGCTTGCCTGGTACTTCCCCTCATATCCGGGTATGTCTTTCCATTTCTCATCCATTTAACACGCCTCCTAAAAAAACAGGTGGCAGAGGAAGTACCTCCACCACCATCAATCGATCCTTTCTTTTAGGCAAGGAAGTCATCATCT